GCAACATTTCTAACCTTTCTTCTAATATCGATTAGTAATCTTCTAACATTGACTCTGTCTAGAGATGATTGTTCAGTAAGCAGAGTCTTTTGTCCGAATACCATTATTCCAGTTCCCGGGAATGATGTAAGCGGATTGATATCTGCATCGTAGAGATCATCCATGTTCTGTTTGTTAAGTGGTAGTGTAGAGTATAGGACACTTTCTAGTGCTCCACGTGTAAATCCAGCCGGAGCAAACCAAGGATACCCAACAGAATCGTTTAATGAAAATGCTCCAAGAACCGGAACAGATGGAGGAACCTGTACATTAATCTTTGTTGTAGGATCTTGAACAACTTGATCAGGGAAGTAAGCAGAAGCAAACGATGTGTTTAAGCCTCTATTCTTCATTGCAGATACTGTAAATCCAACATTCGGTGAAGATGCAACTGATGAAGTGATTACTGTGTCTAGTTCATCTCTCTCTTCAATATCCATAATGTATATTGCATCAAATCTACTTTCTACAACGTCTATTGCGTAATCTGTAACAGATGAGTGACGAAGACCAGGAACTGCTAGTATCTTAACATCGACATCAGATTTTGTTCCCATGATATCTAGAGCTTTTCTGTAAGCTGCAACTGTTGGGCCGGCTGTTCCGCCCTGAGCTGTTGCATCATCCATTTCACGCTTTGCTGCAGCATTCAATAAGTTATTCTTATCACTATTGAAAGCATTGACTCCATCGAAGCCACCTTGCATGAACAATGTAAACTTAGCATATGTTCGATTTCCTTGAGTTGCAAGGTCGTCTACACTAAATGCTCGCGTCTTATTTGCTTCATTAGCAGAAATTCCGCCAGCTCTAACATATGATGCGCTTGCCCATTCATTAACATCAGCCAGTGTATCTGATCCTGTTGTAACTTTAATATTTTCAAGCGTGAATAGATTGTTATTAAACTTATCGCTGTCTAGTACTGTTCCACCAGAATCTGCTGCACCAGGGTTATTTTCAACAAAGAAGTTTCTATTTGTAGGGTCAAAGCTTGGAAAGAATTTTGCATATGAGCCAAAGGTTGCATCTGGTAGACCTCTATCATTTATGCTTGTTAATGAATTCTTTTGAGTAAACTGTGTTCCCCAGTATAGAAGTGATTCTGCTCTACTGTTCGGTGATGTTCCAACAGATACGCTTTCTCTATAGGGAATGGGAGGCTCTACTGCTCTTCTAATTATTCCTGAGCTTGTGATATCTGTAACGAAGTTTAAGCCTACAGTGTCAGCAAGAGGATTACTTCCAGATGTTATTAAGTGACCTGGGCCTCTGAAGCCGAGGGGTAATGCTTCATCTGGGACCTGGCTGCTCTTAAGTAAAGAACTCTGTTCGATTCTAATAAAGTTAGATTTTGCAGAATGGTTTCCTGCAACTATTAGTTTTTGAGATGAGTTTGCTTGATCGAAGTCAAAGTATGCATATTGATCACCAATTACTCTTGCAACGAATCTATCACTGCTGGGATCAAGACTTAATCCTCTGAATGCTTCAAAGATAACTTTATCATAATCATCATCAGTAAACTTTCTTACGATTAGATCAAATGTTCCAAATAGACTAAGTGTAGATGCTGACTTCTTTATATTTTCAATTGAGATCTTAAACTTAGTATTACTAAATTCACCATCAGCAATTGAGTGTATTCTAAATAAGTTGTACTTAGTTCCACCAAAGGCCTGTGATACAACAAATGGAGTCTTTGGAGTAGTAAATCTATCTTCAAATGTTTCGTAGTTGGGAGCTGTTGTGCTTGCTGTATCTCTTCCTGCTGCACCTGATGTTATAAACGCAGCACTTTCCCAAGTCTTACCAAGGTGTGTAAAATCAACTGTTCCCTTTAGTAACCCAGATCCTGTAACTGTAGCAATTGCAGGGTGAATATCATAGTGTGAGTATAGAAGATGACCTTTTTCCTCTATCTTTTCAGGATCTTTATTAAGCACATTTGCAAAATAGCTTGCATCTTCCATATCAAAGGAACATGTGTATACATTAGGATTATCAGATGTATTTATATGACCATTTAATAGTAAAGTAAACTGCTGTGATGCAATACTAAGGGAACCTGTCATTCCTCCTTGAAGTGTTGTAGCGTTTACTGTAGCAGCTACTGAATCTGAGGGTTGAGCACTTACAGTAAAGTTTCCTGAGAGTCGGGGTAATACACCGTCCGGTGCCATTAAAACACCTCGAACTATTACACTTGCTGTTGGACTGTTTTGCAAACCAGCAGCACTAAATACTGTGCTTCCTGCTGATTCTGACATGAAGCAACCGAGCAGATGTGTTCTTCCTGCATCACCGCTTGCAACAGCAAAAGGATTTACACCTTGTATTCCGTTAGACTGGACTTGATTATTACCAACTATAAACCCAGCACTTGTAACCTTGCCGGTTGATGTACTTCTTCTTTTTCCATCTCCAGCACCTAAAACTCTAATATAAGTTAAAGATTTTGCATTTCTTAAAAATTCGTTTACAGCAAGTGGGCCAAACTTCGTTCCGTCAGATGCACCAAAAACGTCAGAAAAGTCTTTGTAGCTTCCAACTGTAATAGGAACAAATGCCGGACCTTCATTTGCTGTTCCAATTATGCCTGCAGGAATTCCCGTAGGTGTAATGGGAGAAGGTTGAGTAAGATCAACCTCATTTGCAAAAACACCAGGACTTTTATAAGTTACCTCAGCCATTTAATTTTTCTCCGTATCTAGTAGATATGTATATGTTACTCAAAGCTTACACCAGCAGAAGTTAAAATAAAGTCCATTGCTATAAACTCAATAGCTCTTGTAGGAACTACAACTATTCTTCCGTTTAAGACATTATTTTCAATATCTTCTTGTGTATTATTGCTTGAATCCATTACAACCTTGAATGTATCTATTCCTTGCTGTATTTGAATTGTAGAAAGTAGCGGTGTAATTTGCTTAACGAATCGTGCTCTTGTTCCGGGTGTATTTTGTTCAAATACAATTCTATTTGCAACATCAGAAACAATTCTCTTTACTTCAAGAAGCATTCGTCTAACATTGACTCGGTCTAAAGCACTCTTTGAAAGTTGCAATGTCTTCTGACCAAAGATAACGAATCCAGCATTTGGGAATGTTGCAATCGGATTTATTCTAGATTCATACAATAAATTTCTATCAGCTTGATTTAGTCTAACCTTAACGTTTGTAACAAAATCAAGAGCAGCTCTATTGAATCCTGCAGGAGCAAACCAAGGATAGGCAACACTATCATTAAATGCCAGTGCACCCATTACAGATATTGATGCAGGAACATCTACCGGTCTATTGTTTATATTATCATTTATTGTTACATCAGGGAAGTAAACAGCTGAATAGTTGTTGTTTACTGATCTTCCATCAAATAGCTCTGATGTTTTTGTGACATCTGGTGTTTCTGAGCTGTCTGAGAATAATCGCTTGCTGTCAGAATCATATGATGGAACATCTACTACATAGAATGCTTTACCGTAATCTTCAACTAGCTCCATTACGAAGTCAGTAACAGATGTGTCTCTTATTCCCGGAATTGTAATTATGTTTACTCTTGAAGACATTACATCTGTTAGAATTCTAGCAGCTGTTCTGTATGATGCTACTACATTATTTGTCTTTCCAGTTCCAAACTCATTTGATGAATCAAGACCGATATCAAGTAAACCTGCTGCAAGTCCGCCTGTGTCAGATGATGAAGCCCTATCATTTAGTTTGGCCATATCTGGATCTAGAATATTAACGCCGTCAAATCCACCATACATGAAATTTGTAAATTTAGCAAAGCCACTAAATCTGTTAAAGTATACTGATGATGTCATTGCAGCAAGTGATGCAAATGTAATTCTATTTGTTATTGTTCCATCACTAACAGCATATGTTGCTGGGTCAGGTCGACCATTTCTTATGTATGCTGTATCAAGAATGTGATCCTTGGCTGTTCCTGTCAATACTGTGTTAGCAGTTGTTGAAAGATCTGGGTCGCCTGCTGAATTGTTTGCGACAGGATTGTATAGAGCAACTCTAGCAAGAGTAAACTTGTTGTTGTTGAATCTATCAGCACCTGAACCTGTAACAAGGTTGTCTAGTTTTGAAATTCCTAATAGTTTAGAATAGTTTCTAAATAGATCATTAACCTCAGATGAAGCGTTTGCATTTAAAATAGCTTCTGACATTGATCCAGACCGCGGAACTCTATCAAACTTTGTTCCCCAATAGTATCTTGCATCAACTATTTCGTTTGTGCTGTGATCACCTGTGAAGTTCTGGCTCTTACTTGCAAGTCCTCTTGTAACCTTAAATCTATAAGGAACAGGAGGAAGAATTGATCCAGATAGCTTTGAAATGTTTGCAGCATACGCAGAGCCCCCTCCTGTATCATTTGATACAAGAGTTAGCCTTCTTGATGTTAAGCCACCGATAGTTTGTAGCTGTGTAGTCGTGCCGTCTGTTAATGTATCACTTGTCTTTAGTGCTGGGAATCCTCTAAAACCAAATGGAAGCGCTGACCCTGGAACTTTGCCTTCTTCTAGAGCTATATCCATTACAACACGAATTCGTGAAGATAGATTCGGATATCTTCCATCAACACTTAGTCTTCTTTCATTTTCAGTGTATGCATCAAAGTTATATGCTACCTTAAAGTCACCAATCTTTCTTGCAATATAATCGCTTGATGCTGGGTTAAGATTGCAAAGTGAATATTGCTCAAGTATTTGAGGTGATGTATCTGAATCTTCGAACCCTCTAAT